TTCACACGCCTCCTGTCTTCTTTCCTTTCATGTGCGACAATACTTAAAATATGAGTGCAAATATAGTATAATAACTTAGCACACAAATTATAAGTATTGTAACATAAACTTTTCAGATATGTTAGGAAGTATTATCGGAGCAGGCGTTGGAGCAGCAGCCTCTATCTTTGGCGGCATCAGTGCTTCAAAAGCTATCAAGAAGATGAAAGCTAACCTCGAAGCACAGAGAAAGAAGAATCAGGATTGGTATGACCAACGATATAATGAGGATGCAACGCAGCGTGCAGACGCACAGCGTATTCTTACAAAAACAGAGGAGGCTTTTCGAAACCGCAACAGAGCAGCACAGGGAGCAGCTGCCGTGATGGGTGGTACAGAGGAAAGCGTAGCGGCAACTAAAGCTGCGAACTCGCAGGCTTTAGCAGATGCTACAAGTCAGATAGCTGTTAATGCTGATGCACGTAAAGACCAGATTGAGCAAACCTATCAGCAGAACGACAGTAATATTCAGAACCAACTGAATGCCTTAGAACAGAAGAAAGCAGACGCAATCAGTCAAGCTGCACAGGGTGTAGCATCTGCGGCATCCAATATTGGAAGCTCAATGTAAGATATACGAAAAGTTATGACGAAAATAGGATATGACGAAGTAAAGCCTGCTACGGCTCCTCAAGGTAAAATACCTCCAGCTATAGACAGGTCATTGCAAGGGGCTCCAGGCAGTCAGCCGAGCGAGCAGACTACGGTTAAGCAAGAAACGGAAGCACCTACTAACGTGCAAAATAATACCGCATCTACTACACCAGCCTCAACTGTATCACCAACTGTATCACCAACTGTATCATCAACAACTCCAGATAGTCACAAGGCAGACCTCATCGGTTACGATAATCAGATAGACATCTTGAAGAAAGCGCAGGCAGACTATGCCAAAGCAAACGAAACTGAGGAGGAACGCAAGAAAAGGGAGAAGAGAGAGAAATCGAAGCGTGTTATAGCTGCTGTAGGTGATGGCATAAGAGCACTGTCTAATCTCTACTTTACTTCACAGTACGCTCCTAACATGTATAACCCCGATGATACTCAATTGGCGAAAGTGGATGCACGACAGGAAAAACTGAAAGCTGAGCGAGAGGCGAACAGGGATAAGTACCTCAATTACTCATTGAGAATTGGCGACCTTGAGAATGACAGAGCCAAGACAGTTAGAGAAATGGAGGCGCAGGCTGAAAGGCTTAGGCTTGCACGAGAAAAAGCTGATAGAGAGCAGGAAGAGCATAACTGGCTTGCAGACCTGCAGCCAGATAAAAAGCGTGAACAGACTGCTAAAGCGGACGCAGCTGATAGTGTTGCTAAAACAAAAAAGGTTGAGGCTGATAATGCAGATGCAATACAAAAAGCGAAACTCAATACAGAGAAAGAGCGAGGGGCTACAGAGCGGACAAAGCAGGCTGTTAACAGCGCTACAGCTAATTTGAGGGGTGCACAGGTAGTTGAAAGTGGCGCAAGAACTGCTAACCAGCGTGCAGGAGCAGCCGCACATTATGCAGCTGCAAGAGCAAGTGACCGTAGTAACGTCAGCGAGTTCTCTGCGTATGACTCTAAAGGAAGAGAACATAAGTTTCGAACGAAAGATGCTGCAGATGCTTACGCTAAGCAGCATGGAACATTTAAGGAAGAAAATAAGACCGAAAAGACAACGACAACGTCAAAGGCACGTGGTCGCACTACGAGTCAAACCTCTACAAAGACTTCAAGTGGTGGAGGCTATTCACAAAAGCCACCACAGAAGAAGAGTACAGGTGTGAAGTGGAAGTAACAATAATATAATATAACTATCTATATGGAAATGCAAGATAAGCCTTTACGCAAACTATATACTTCATTAAAAAGTAACAACTATGATGTGCCTGATAACTATGAAAGTTTTGAACGCACATTAACAGAATCAGGGCAAGCTGGTGCTCAAAGTCGACGTGCCCTACACGAGTCTCTGAAAAAGAACAATTATGATGTGCCTGATAGTTACGACAGCTTCTATAAGTCACTTTTTACTCCTGTAAATAGTACGACTTCAATGGCTATTGGTAGTGAGCCTGCAAAACCAGCACCACAGAAGCCTACTACTTCGACTACTACTGCCACTCCACAGCATACAGTACCACCTACAAAACCCGCACCAGCGCAGACTGTAAGACCACAACAGGTTCAGAAGCCACAGGGCAAGCCTATGACAGCTGCACAAAAAGCGGCTGCAATTGGATGGTCACAAGGCTTGATAGCACAGACAAAGGCTAACACGCAGCGTGCCATGCAAAAGATAAAGAACATAGGCAACTATCAGAAGGCGCAGGGTGTGTATGGTCAGACAAAGAAAGGAAATATTGAGTACAACCCAAAGACTGGTAAGATGGAGCAAACATATCTTACCCCACAGGGTGAGCAGACTACTCATAAGGCAACAGCAGACTTGGCAAGCCATGAGTTCCGTGTGCAGCAAGGTTTTCTTTCTCGAATGTCGGACAACGGATTGAACCCAGATAACCCAGAAGATGTTGCTAAGCAGCGTCAATTGGATAAGGAGCATCCTATCCGTGATGTACTGGATAGTGTATGGAAAGAAGCTGAAGGTATAGACAAGCAAGCACAGGAGGAACTACGAAGTAAAGCCTCATCAGGTTTCAATCTTTCTACATTTGCAGAAGCCTCAAACTCTGCAGGTGCACCACTTGCAGGGCATGATAGGAATTTCAACGACGAGCTATCTTATCAAGAAAAGCGTCACAAGGCATTTGACTTTGATAAGATGGCTAATACAATATACAGCAGATTGCCAAAGGACTATCGTAACGATAGATTGAGAGAATACACAGCATACTTTTCCAAGCACCCAAAGGAGGCTAAAGGCAAGAGTGCTGTTGCAGCTGCTAAGGATGCACTGATGGGGCAGATATACAATAATGTATATAGTCATGCTGTGCAGGAACGCCTACCGAAGTCTAATTTAGAGTTCTTACTGCGTAAAGCAATAGATCAGCCCATCATCTCAAGTAAAGCAGCTGCAGAGTTTGCTGCTTCATCAAGGACAGGCTCACATGGTCTTGAGGTAGCCGAGCGTGATGCAATGGCGCAATTTGGCAGTCAGCATAAGGCAATGAATATTATGGGTACAGTGGCTAACATGGCACTCGACCCTATTACATACGTTTCAGGAGGTGTTGGTGGTTTTGTAGGCAAGAAAGCACTTGGTGTTGCAGGCAAAGCAATGTTAGGTAAGGTTGCCACAGATGTTGCAAGTAGATATGCAGCAGGGACGCTTGCTGGACGTGTAGTGCAGGGAGTTGCAGGTGGTGCAGCCAACTTTGCAACATTCAACACGTTGAAAGGAATTGAGGAGCAAGTTGCAACAGGGGGCGTTGTAAATCCTGAAACAGGAAAATCCGAGGGTTTCTCTGTTGGTGAAATATTGAAATCAACAGGACACGGATTGTTACTCGGTGCAGCAACTGGTACATTGTCGCCTATCATTGGCAACTTCGCAGATAAGGCAGTAAAAGCAACGACAAGCACAGTTGGTAAGGTTGCATTACGTGCAGGTGAAACTGCTGTCAGTACCCTTGCAGAGGGTACTGTGTTCTCTATCCCAGAATGGATTAGCGGTCAAGGTGACGCATTCGATGTTTGGACAGATAACATGGGAATGATGCTTGGCTTCAAGGCAAGCCATGCTATTAAGAGTGCGCCACGTGTGTTAGACGCATTACGCACAGATGGTAAGAGATATGGTTTTAGTTTTAAGGAACGTCTGAATAAACAGATGGAAGCATCACCTTCTGATGCAGGATTTACGAGTGAAGAACTTGACGAGTTGCGTAACAATGGTTATATGGACTTGTCTATGCTATTTCGTAATGCACAGAAACAGAAGAGTACAAGCCCTAAGAGTCATGAGGTCAGCAAAGAGGTTGTAGATGATTACGAAAATCTTACCCCCGACACATTCGACGGCTACGAAGCCATGAAGCGATTGATGAATGACAAGGGGGTGAGCGAAGCTACTCGTGCTAAAGCATACTACATCCTTACAGGTCGTATGTTACCTATGTCTACCATTACAGGGTACACTACAGACAAGACAGAGGATGGAGACATCGTAGTAAAGAGTATGAGCGCACAAGGAGACGTTGTGACCTCTCGTCAATTCACCAATGATAAAGCAGCACAAGGCGAGATTGATAAAATTATGCGTCAGTCAGAACTTAACTCTGTAGATGTCGGTGAGAAATATAAGGAAACAGCTTCAAATATGCTTGTTGTGGAGACAGCAATCAAGGAAGTTGCACCTGATGCAGACATGGAGACTGTCTTACAGAATTACCGAAAGGTGAAGAGTGGACAGGAGGATATGCCTCAAGAGCTCATAGACCAAGCAAAGGCTATTGATGCAGCTATAGAGCGTAATCGTGATATTGCAGATGCTAACCGTCCAGAAGCAATTCGTGCAAAACTCAATAAGGAAACAGGGCTTGATGTAGATGCAACTCTTCGTAAGATGCCGAAAGACCGCACAGAAGAGGAGAAAGAACTTGTTGATACCTATATTAAGTCTTTGTTCCCAGAGCAGGAGAAGACAGAAGACGGACAGCCTGCAGATGTGCAAGCTGATACAGAATACAAGCAGCGTATAGAAGAGCGTCAGCAAGCATACGATGAGGGTAAGGAAGCCTTTAATGTTGCAAACACAGAGGGTGATAATTCCGATACTGATGCTATCGTACTTCGTTATCGTGAGGCATACGATGAAATCGAACGAGTGTTTGCTGATGATGCAGAAATGCGTATAGCCCAGCTTGAAGAAGACCCTTGGGAAGTGATGAATGACCAGTCGCTTACACCAGAGCAGCAGGACGCTGTAGCATACTTTGTCAACTCCAAGGCTGCAATGGATGGACTTACAGAGGCTGCCAATGAAAACAGCGAGAATAAACGTGCAGAAGCCGAGCACAAGATTGCTCAACGCACCAATAAGCAGAGTGGCATGATACACCCTGCCACGCTGAAAGTTGATGACAAGCAGGTTTATATCGTCAGTGGAAATGTAACTATGTTCCCCGATGGTTCTACGGTAGATATTCATCATTCATCGGAGAGTGTCGTTGTATGTGATGCTGAAACTGGTGAATTGAAATTCATTTCTCCTGAGCAAATCTATAAGGTAGATGAACCTGTAGACCCAAGTATGGAGTTGAAAGCTGTAGACGAGGCTATCAGTGCAGAGCAACAGGCTATATTAGGTAATGAGGCTGAAACAGAAGTTTCAGAATCAGAAGAAATACCCGAACAGGAAGAAAATGAGCAGCCACAAGCTGTACAGCAAGATGATGACGTTGAGGAAATGAACCTTGATGTACAGAATGAAGGTGAGGTAAATTTACCACAGAATGAGGATTTACAGCCAAGTAATGAAACTATTGAGGATGATTTACCACAACAACATGAAACCGCACTACAGCGTATTCCTAAGGGCGAGAATGGAGAACCATTGCTTGAGCAAACTGACCCTGAAACCGCATGGGATGGTGTTGTAGAGTACATGGAAGACGCTGACGACGCACAGGAATATGTAGAAAGCATGGTGGCACAGCTTACCAAGGATGTTGACAATGCGAAGAAAGCTGTCAGCAAGGTAAAGCCAAGTGCAGATATGGCAAAGTTCAAAGCAGATAAGGCAGCTGCAAGACAGATACAGGCAGATGCAGAAGCACGACTTGATAAGTGGTTGCAGATTTCCAACGTGAATAAAGCACGCAAGCAGGCAGAACTCAATCGTATCAATGCAGAGCGTGCAGAGGCTGACCGCATTGCACGTGAAAAGGCTGTGGCAGAACTTGCAGAACAGAAGCGTGTTGAGGCTGAGAAGAAAGCCGAACAAGAGGCTATCGGTGTACATGCCGTTAATCCGAAGATAAAGGAGAAGTGGGACGCTGCTCCTAAGGTTGTAGGAAATGCTGATATTATAACTCTACCTGATGGTAGTAAGCTACGTGGTCATTATGTGCTTACAGAAGCTGGTGCAGCTACAGCAAGTCATGATGTAAACAACGCATACAAACCAACAGAGGGATTCCCTATCGATGAAAATGGACAGAGTGTGAACGATAGAGATTACGAGCGTGATGAAGATGCACGTAAGATTTCACGTAGCATAGCTGATAACTACGATAGTAGAGCGTTGCAGTCTGTTACTGTTGTTGATAATAATGGTATTACGCTAAGTGGTAACGGACGCAATATAGCTGGTGAGCTTGCCGCAAAGCAAGGAACAGACGGTGCATATATTGACTATCTGCGTGAGTTCCCACAGAAGTACGGACTTACAGCAGAGCAGGTTCAAAGTATGCAGCACCCTCGTGTACATTTCGTTCCGGATGAAGTATTACCATACGATGCTGCTACATTCGCACGCTTCAATGCACAGGAAATGAAGTCACAGAGCAAGCCAGAAGCTGCGGTAAAACTCGGCAAGGTTGTTCCAGACAATACATTCGGCAATATTGTACGCTCACTCGCACAGTATGACCGTCTGTCTGATTTCTATGCAAATGAGAAAGACGCTAATGGAGCTATCATGGAACTTGTCAAGGCTGGTGTAGTTAACGATAAGCAGCTGCCAGAACTACGTACAGGTGATGCTCTTAGTGCTGCAGGGCGTGAGTTATTGGAAAATACTCTCATTGGTAAGGTTTTCCAGAGTAACCCTGATGCAGTACGACAGATTATTGCACAGCCAGGAATTAAGCAGTCTATTGTGATGGCTCTCAGTGAGATTGCACACAACCGTACTCTTGCTAATGGTTACGACCTTAGCGAGGAACTTTCAAATGCTGTAGACCTTGTAGCAAGAGCCAAGCAGGCAGACCCTGACACTTACAAGGAGGGTATGCCTGTATCACCATTTGGTCGCCAGCAAGGATTGTTTGACGACGAACTTGGAGATAAGCGTGTAACGGATGCAACCACTCTGTTGCTTGCTGACATTCTCAACAGCACAAAGCCGAGCGACCTGCGAAAGGTTCTTGCAACTTATAATGCTGAGGGTGAAACGGCAGCCAACGGGCAGTTGGATATCTTTAGTGGCGACCTCAGAAACAAAGAGGAAATTCTTACAGATATAAATAAACATTTTATCAATGCAACAGCAAAAGAACAACAAGCCCTTGTCGATGCAGCCATCGCAGAGCGTAAGCGGAGAGCTGCCGAAGCAGCAGCTACCGAACAAAGTGGAGGAAACGATACAGCTGAACAAGCTGCGTCTGTTGAAACGAGCAGTGGACAGCCTCAACCAGTACCAGTAGAAACTACTCCTATTGGCACAACGTCTACACCTGCTGAAATTCAGGCACAGCGTGAACAGACGGAAACTAATCCAACCGAAGCACAGAAAGAAGCAGGTAACTATCGAAAGGGTCATATCAAAGTAGATGGTTACGACATCGTACTTGAGAACCCCAAAGGGACCACTCGCAGTGGTAAGGATGCAAATGGCAAAGAATGGAGTATTACCATGAAGCACGACTATGGTTATATCCGTGGTACGAAAGGTACAGATGGAGACCATATTGATGTGTATTTGTCAGATAATCCAACGGCAGGTAATGTATATGTCGTAGACCAAGTCAATCAACGGACAGGTGATTTCGACGAACATAAGGTAATGTATGGCTTTAACTCAATGGAAGAAGCTGTACAAGCATACCGTGACCAATACGAAGATGGTTGGAAAGTTGGTACAGTCACCGAGGTAAGCCGTGAGGAGTTCAAGAAATGGGTTGATAGTTCTGTCCGCAAGACGAAACCATTTGCTGAATATAAGAGTGTGAAGTCAGAAATGGGGGTTGGCTTTGATACAGAACACACACAATCAGGTGAAAATTATGCGCATAATTCAGAAGAAATTATGCACGAGGACGTGAAGCCTGCTGAAAGTTCCGAGAAATACACAATTACTCCTACCCAATATACTAACAAGAAGGGTAAGACGAGTGATATGTATTTCGTCAAGTTCAATCATGAGTTGAGTAAAGAAGAGAAAGCTGCTGCAAAGACTTTCATTAGCGAGCCATTGGCAGAGGGCAAGCGTACCCCAAGAGGTTGGTATGACCGTGAACAAGAGGGGTATATGGTGCGTAGTGAGGACGCTGCAAAACAATTAGGCGATATGATGTCTGATGAGGTTGCAGTAGCTGATGAACAGCCACTCACCGTGCAGGATTACCGCAATGCAGTAGCACCAGCTGCTCATAAAGAACAGGAGAAGAAACCAGCTAATACGGTTTCCGTAGAAGATACTGCTATCCAAGATGTAGATACTAAGGTGTACAATCCTAAAGATAGTGGGCTTGACTTTAACGGAGATGTCAGTAAGGAGGATTTCAACGATGCACTTAAAGACTTACGTAGCTTATTGGGCGTATCAGATGACGAGGGGGATGTTGGTATTCTCTTCCGTGATGATGAGGAACTTACCAAGGAGCAGCGTAAGAAGATTAAAGCCGCAGGTCTTAGCGTAACGCAGGTACTCGTTGATAATGGTATGGTTAAGTTCTCTGACTACGCCAATAAGATGGTTACCCTCATCGGAGATAAAATTCGTCCATGGTTGAAATCTTTCTATGAGGGTATTCGTTGGGAGCCAGGCTATGAGAGTGTGGAGTTCACGCCAAGCGATGAAGTAGCAAGGTTTGATGTACAAAATTTCGACAAACCTACTCCAGACGTATTGAAACAAGCTGAAATGGTTGTTGCCGAGCAGAAAGCAGCAAAGATTTCCAAGCAGACAGAGCAAGAAGTTAAAACAGAACGTAACGAAAAAAGAAAAGAAGATGAGAAACGAACAGAAGCAAATACAGCAGCTATTACAGAAGAAGCAGGAGCTGTTGCAAGCAAAGCAAGAACTGTTGCAAAAAGAGCAACAGTTGACACAGAAGTAAGAGAAGCTACGGAAAAAGTAGATACTGCCCTTGAAAAGGTTAATAACCAGTTGGCACTTCTTGGCTACTATGAAGCTGATAAGGTAGAGAAAGATTTCAACGAAGCATACGGCTATATGCGTAATGCAGAGAAGAAAGCCGTTAAGGATGCTACCACTTTAGCAAAGCGCATAGCCGACGACCTTGGTGTAGACATGTATGAAGCAACCCACACGGCACCAGGCAAGAATGGTAAGCGTAAGAGTAAACCATTGGCTGTTGCAAACATTGCACCTATTGGTGGTGAAATTACTATTCATCTACCACTGGAAGATGGGAAGAACTTGAGTATCTATATCATCTTAAAGGCTAATGATACAAAGGGTAGCCTTGCTCAAGGAGATAATCTTGAAGTCGGAGACATCATGTATCGTCTTGAAAAGCCTAATGCGAGCGGTCAAGAGAGATATGGTAGAAACAACTTTGTAAGTTCTGATGTGGCATACAATGAACTGCTTGATGGTATAAGGCGAATAACAGACAGTACAAAAGTACGTGATAAGTCAAATCCTGGCATAAAATCCTATTTAGCAGAGCAAATATACTCTATTGCCAAGGACAAGACTATACAACAAATCATAAATCCTGCTACAGGAAATTCAGAAGAGGTTATCAGAGATTATCTTGCCAATGAGTTGCCTGGATATGTCATAGACCATTTCACTAACTATGCAGATTCAAAAGTGAAAACCTTATTGGAGTATGTGACAGGAGATAAGTCTTTGAGTAAAGAGGAAAACAAGAAGAATCTCGACTTAATTATAGATGCTCTAATTGACCGTGCTCGTTCTATCTTAAAGGATGGTAAAGATGTGGAAGAGTTTCATGGTGGTGAGCAAGTCTATTCTGTTAAACATGGTGCTTATAAGCATATATTAGCGGCATTCCATGGTTCAGATGGAAAGACGGAATACTATACGTTCTCTGATGGTACAAAGGCAAATGCTAATGAGGTACAGAAGACAGAACCCCAAAGGGATTTGACTGAGGAGAATTCTCAGCCTGTTATAGGACAACCAACCAATAACAAGCTGCTTGCCCAATATAATGCGTTAAAAGAGAAGTACCCAGATGCAAAAGTCTTGCTCCGTGTTGGCGATTTCTACGAGACATATCAAGATGATGCAAAAGACTTGTCTAAGACACTTGGTATTGTTCTTACCAAAAGGAATGATGGTGTTAATATGGTTGGGTTCCCATATCATACACTTGATACCTACCTTCCAAAACTAATACGTGCAGGCTACAGAGTAGCTATTAACGACAAAGATGAGACTGCAAACGATACTCCTACATCTAATGGACTCGAAGGTAGGTTTACTTCTGCGGAGGATATAGAGGGTATCTTTGGAAAGACATTTGTTAATAACGAAACTGGTACAGAAATTAAAGTTGGGCATTTTATCTCCCCTTACAAGGTTGCTATTAAGCTAAATGGGCAGGCTTCTATTGAAGAATGGAGACATCTTGCAAAGACGCTTAATAAAGAGGGGTGGCAGGAGAAAATAGTCCCTGACTTGCACGGCTTCAATATTGGTGACAAGGTGATGTATAAGGGCAAAGAGGCAACTCTTTATGACATCGACAAGGCTGATAATAACAGACCAATACTTGACACAGGTTTAGCACCTGTCATGTATGAGGTTACTAATTGGGAAGAACTCTCTCCTGTAACAAAATCAGAAGAAGCAATCCCGACAAAAGAAGAAAAAGTAAGTACAGAGAAAGAAAAGCCAGCAAAAAAGAACAACTCAAAGAAAAAAGATGTATCTTTGAAGCGAGAGCCGACAGTCGGTGACTTGTTTGGCGATTTGTTCAGTAACAATGATTTAGACAGCAAAGACAATGACACAGCAAGAACTCGACAGGCTGAAAGTAGCAGCCGAGAAAATGGGACGGTGGGCAGTATATCTACTGAGCGAGACGGAGTACTGGACACCCGAAGCACTGGAACAGCTGACGGAGGAGAAGCTGCAAGAGTTTCAGACACGGCAGGCACAGTGGCTGATGGAGAACGAAAAGAATTACTCGGACAGCGGAGCAGCAGAAGCACTTCGGGAGGAAATCACGGAGATGGTGAAGCAGAACGACCGATGCCTGAACGAGGACAACGCATCGGAGATAGAGATGATGCGAATGGACGAAGTGCCATTGCCAGAGCTACTGACGAAAGCCAAAGAACTTCTCGACCAGCAGCAGGAAGCAGTGAGCAGCTGGTACACGGTGAAGCCAGACGAGGAGGACGAGGAAGAAATGTAGCCTCAGCCAAACAGCCTGAACCAAAATTTAAGCGCAACTATCTATATCCTGAAGACTCTTCAGAGGTAGATAATATGACACCTCAACAGCGACTACGGTCGAATGTTGAGGCTTTGGAGGTTGTGCGTACCTTAATGAAAGAGGGACGTGAGGCTACTGCGGATGAGCGTGATATACTTGGTCGCTATCGTGGATGGGGAGGTGTAGACTTAGGCAGAGCCTATTCTACCGACATGATGCGTAGAAGTTCTAATGGAAGATGGGGGACGCAGACAGAAAATGATAAACTGCTTTCACGTCTTGCGGATATTATTGATGAACTCGACCCAGAGGGGAAGCGTGGTGTTTTATCTTCCATCAACCGTGCAGCCCTAACATCATACTATACCCCTACAGCTGTAGCAAAAACCTTAAACGACTTTGTAGAACTTGCAGGTTTCAAGGGTGGTAATATGCTTGACCCATCTATGGGTAGCGGTATTTTTGAGGGTACGATGTCAAAGGCTGTGCAGCAGCACACAATGATACATGGTATCGAACTTGACTGGCTGACAGGTCAGATTGCAAGAAACCTTTATCCAGATGCAAATGTGCTTGTTACAGGCTATGAGCAGGCTGGCACAGCAGACAATGCCTATGATGTGGTAATGAGTAATATCCCATTCGGAGACCTTAGTGTTACAGACAAGACATGGAAGCATGACAGTAGTCCTGTACGCAAGGCTGCGCAAAACCGCATCCACAACTACTTTGCTGTGAAGATGCTTGACAACACTCGCCCAGGTGGTTTGTGTGTCATCATGACCAGCAATGCTATTCTTGATACTAAGAGTAATCAGATAATTAGAGAACATCTTGCAGACAAAGCAGAGGTGTTGGGAGTAGTACGTCTACCAGACAATACATTTAAGGGTGCAGGTACATCTGTTGTAACGGATGTCATCTTGTTACGTAAATACAAGAACGAAGCAGACCGCATTGCAACTCGTGGCAACGAAACCTATACTACTAATATTGAGAAGCCTTTCCTTTCATCTGGTGAGTTACAACTAAAGAACCCAACTGATGGAAAAACTTACGATGTAACCGTGAATGGTTATTTCACCAAGAATAAGGATATGATGATTGGTGATGGTAAGGCAGGAGGTCAATACAGAGCCGATGAATTTGGTCTTAGTAGTACTATGAGTACAGATGAGATAGCCAAGTCTATACGTAATTTGGTAGAAAAGGAAATAGTTGCAGACCGTAAGGGTAAACTATTTGATACTCATAAGACCGAGCGAGAGGTGAAGCAAGCTGTCTCAGAAGCCTATAAAGGTGACGGTAACTATATCAGTAGCGGAAATATTGTAGAACAAGATGGAATGATAGGTGTAGTAACCAGCACCAAGAATAAGTATGGTGATGTGACTACGACCTTTAATGAAATACCATCATTGAAAGGTAAAGCAGAACGCATTGAGGCTATGTTGCCTATTCGTAAGGCGATGAAGCAACTTATTGATATGCAGATACAAGGTGTGGATAACAACCATCTTGAAGAAGCACGAACAGAGTTGCAGAATACGTATGACGCTTTCGTGAAGAAATATGGTCGCTTGAACGATAAAGCTAATGATTTCCTTACAGAAGATATTGACGGCTATACCCTACGTTCTTTGGAGAAATACAAAGATAGTAAGTTTGTTGGTCTATCGGACATCTTCACAAAGAACACCATCAAGCCTGCACTTGATATGACAACTGCCAAGACACCACAGGATGCAATTAGCCTTTCTCTTGCTGAATATGGAGAAATCAAACCATCATTCATGAAAGATGTATTAGGTGAAAACTGGACAGAGCAATGTGGTGATATACTATTCAAGACACCTTTTGCAGAAGATGAGTATGAAACAGTAGATGCTTATCTAAGTGGCGATGTGAAAACCAAATTAGAGCAGGCACGAGCAGCGGCAAAGGAAGATGCAACCTTACAGCGTAATGTAGATGCACTTGAAGCGGTACAGCCAAAAGATATACCATTTGAGGATATCAGCATACGAATGGGTGCAAGATGGATTCCAGCAGAGGTATATACAGATTTCATGTATGAGCAATTTGGTATTCCTAAATATATACATCGAGACAACAAGAGCGGAGTTGAATACTTGCCAGAGGTGGACCAGTATGTGGTGAATGTCGCAAAGAACGAACTCGGAGGTGAGGCTGACGCATGGCGTACCAGCCGCAGGAGTGCATCGGAGGTGTTTACCGCAGCTCTGCAAGATAAGAGCTTATCAGTATTTGATACCATTAAAGAAGGTGGTAAGGAAACAAAAGTCCTCAACAAGGAGGAGACCGAACTGCTGAATAACAAGATACAGGATTTGCGCACAGCCTTTGAGGACTGGATTGGTCAGAACCCAGAGCGTGAGGAAATGCTGATGCGATTGTACAATGATAAGTTCAATCGTACTGTGTTGCGTAAGTTTGATGGCTCTCATCTCAATGTTGCAGGACTTATGGGTAAAGAGCTGAGACCTCATCAGAAAGATGCCGTTTGGATGCTTATCAACAACCGTGGTGGTATTGTAGACCATATTGTGGGTGCAGGTAAGACTCTTGTAATGCAGAGTGCTATCATGGAAATGCGACGTATGGGTATTGCCAAGAAGCCTATGATTATCGCTTTGAAGTCTACCGTTGCACAGATAGCTAAAGAGTTTAGAGAAGCTTACCCAGCTACACGCATACTGGCACCGACCGAAAAGGACTTTGCTGCAAACAACCGCAAGAAGTTCATGGCTCAAATAGCACTCAACGACTACGATTGTGTGATATTGAGCCACGACCAGTACAATATGCTGCCACATACGGAGGAAGTGGAGCGCAGTGTCATCGATGAGCAGATGGCGCAACTTGACAATGCAATTGAATTCCTGTATGGACAGGATGATAAATCCCAGCTTACCAAGAAGCAGATAAAGGGCTTGGAGAAACGAAAGAACAATCTTGAAACCAAACTCACCAATCTGCTTGACAGAAAGATAGACCGAGAGTTTACATTTGAGGGACTTGGTGTTGACTACCTTTTTGTAGATGAATGTCAGCATTTCAAGAGTCTACCTTATGTAAGTACATACGACCGTGTAGCTGGTCTTGGTGATAAGAAAGGTAGCCAGAAAGCCATAGCCCTGCTAAATGGCGTGCGCTATCTGCAGAAGATGCACCAAGGCGACCAAGGAACAGTGTTCCTGTCAGGCACGACTATCAGCAACAGTCTTAGCGAGATTTACCACTTGCTTAACTACTTACGTCCTTCTGAAATGGAACGATTAGGTATGACAACCTTTGATGCTTGGGCAGGTAACTTTGCTATACACACAGCAGAATTGGAGTATGGAGTAACCAGTGAACTGAAAGAGAAAGACCGTTTCCGCTCACTGACCAATATTCCAGAGTTGGCTAAGATGTATGCGGAGATTGCCGATGTACGTAACGACTTGAACCTCAAGCTGCCGAAACCGAAAATGCGCAGCCATATTGTTACAGTCCCACAGACAGAACTCATGCAGGAAATTAATCGTGAGATAGTGAACATGGTGAAGGGTAAAGATGGCAGTTACTTCAATATCATCAGTAATGATAATACTCCGTGGGGACTGCTTGCCAGCACTCTTTCCGCAAAAGCTGCTATCAATCCTCGTTTGATAGACGAGAGTTGGGAATCAGAGGGAGGAAAGATACCTGCTGTCTGTGAAAATGTCAAGAAGATTTATGACCAGTTTGCAGAACAGAAAGGCACTCAACTCATCTTCTGTGATACAGGCGTACCTGGTAAGGGAAAGAAATACGATGCCTATTCCGATATTATCAATCGTCTTGTAAATGACTATGGTATACCTCGTAAGGAAATTGCCGATATTCATGAGGCAAACACCGATGAGAAACGTAAGGAGTTGTTTGCCAAGGTGAATGATGGTAGTGTGCGTATTCTCATTGGTGGTACAAAAAATATGGGTACAGGTGTGAATGTGCAGAAGCGCATTGTTGCCATGCACCATGTAGATGTACCTTGGACACCAGCCGACCGTGAACAGCGAGAGGGACGTGGAGTTCGTCAAGGTAACGAAATTTCACGAGACTTCAATGATGATAATGTAGATGTTTACTTCTATGCTACCGAGGGTAGTCTTGACATGTACAAGTATCAGTTACAGGAAACTAAAGGTAAATTATTCGCTCAGTTTAAGAGTGGAACTATTGGTGACCGTACATTTGATGAGGGCGATGCAGAGGGCGATTTTGACCCTGCAGAGGTTGTTGCCATGCTTTCAGGTAATCCTGTCATCTTTGAGAAGTCAAAGCAAGACAAAAAGGTGGAAAAGCTACGTCGTGCCAAGAGAGCTTATGAAAGTGATTGGCAGCGTAGGCACGCTCGTTATGAGGAGTTACAAACAAAGAAGAGGAATTATGAACGCCTATTATCTTTGAATGCCAGCGATGTGCGAGGATTGGAACGTGGTGGCTTCACAGCAGATGCAGAAGGCAAATATCCATCAACGGTTACGGTCTCTGTTAAGGATGATTACAGTTCTCGCAAGACCTTTGAGAAACCGAAAGAGGCTGGTGCTTACATACATGAACTGCTGAAACAGAATAAGAGAGTACAGTTGTCAGGTTTCCAACAAACTGCTAATATCAGTATTCCTATTACTGATGCTGGTCTGTTTGGAAAGCCTGTTGCAGAGTTGGAAAGTTACGGAGGTATTAAGTATGCCGTTGAAGTAAGCGACGATGATACTGCAGCAGGTGTGGCATTCCGTAATCTGTTGCAAAAGGTTTACAGTAACAAAAAGGTTTACGAGCGTAATATCGAGGATGTGAATAACCAACTCAAGGGCGCAGACCCTGGAGAGAATGTCTATCCTAAGCAGGCAGAACTTGATGAGGCTTTGAAAGAAAAGAGACGTCTTGATGAGGAGTACAAAAAGTTGTCAGATGAGGAAGACAAACCAGCTGCCAACGATGATACCAGGTATCGTGATTTTGACGAAGAAGTAAATGAACAGTTCAATAGGGAACTGGCAGGATTGACAGAGGAGAATGCAGATACTAAGATTTTCAATCTTGGTAGTCCGTCATCAATTCTTCTGTCGGCAGGTGTCGAAGATAAGCCAATGAAGCTGTATGGTAATAAGGTTATCAAAAAGATGAAGAAGCATGGCTTTGCGCTTGAGGAGTTGCAAGACTTGCCAAAGGCTGTTGCCAATCCTATCGCAGTATTCAATAACTACCAGCGTGAGGGCAATCGCACGATACTTACAGAACTTCGTTCACAAGAGAAAAATATAATGGTTGCTGTAACTCTTGGCAAAAACGGTGTCGATGTAGATTTTAATATCGTTTCTTCCGTATTCGGTAAAGGGAGCACTAATATTGTGGACTGGATTAGCAAGGGCTATCTTGCCTATGTAGATAAAGAAAAAGCCTTAAATTATCTGTACTTCTCCGAGAGAAATATCTCGGAAGCCGCAGATAATCCAAAGCTTTCTTCTACTGCAAAGATAGTGAAAGATTTTGTAAATCCAAATATTGGAGAAGAAAAAACTTCACTACAGGGCAAAATTGACCCACAAGATACTACACCACAGGCAAAAGCATTGCAAGCTAAGATGCTATCTGAAAAGCTGAATACACCTATTCGTGTAGTGAGCGACCCAGAGGAAATCGCAGAGTTACCGAGCCGGAGACAGCAAAGAGCTAAGGGTTGGTGGAGTGCCAAGAATGATGAGGTGGTCATACTGTTACCAAATAATGCGGATGTTGCGGATGTTGCCAATACAGCTGTACATGAGGTTGTAGGACATAATGGACTACGAAAACTTATAGGTGTGGAGCGATTTGATGATTTCCTCGGTGAGGTGTATGAACATGCCTCAAAGCCTATTCGTGTAGCTATCGACAAAGCAGAACGCAAGTTATTTGAAGCCGAGGTGGACAAGCTCACCCAGCAAAAGAATGCAGAAGCTGACCGCATGGAAAGTCATAAGGGAGTATTCTCACGTGCAGAGGCAACGGTGGAAGCCAATAAGAAGCGTGAGCAGATGCGAAGAGAAGCCACAGAAGAGTACATGGCAGACATGGCTGGTCGCATAGGTTATGAAGGCTTTGAGAAGATGAGCGCAGAGGAACTCACATTCTGGGGAAAGGTGAAAGCCAAAGTACAGCAGTTCCTTGATAAGTTCCTGCGTGGCTTGAAGATAGCAAAGAGTGTCAGACTTACTGATAAGGATGTAGCTTATATCCTCTACAAGTCATGGAAAAACCTACGCAATGGTGGAAAGCCAACCATAATGGATGCTGCCGAAGATGCACTGATGCGCAGTAAGGCTCATTACGATGAGATGGATGTAAATCGTTTCCGTGATGGTGATATGGGATTAGAAGAAACCATCACCAACATGAAAACAGAAATTAGTGCAGCTAATAAAGATGATTTCAATGCAAAGGTTGAGGCTATGAAAGCTATTGGTGGCAATCTACAAAAGTTACGAAGTGCCATGAGTCGACAGCGTTCATACGACATCAGTACAGCAAAAGCAATGACCGACCTTGCACAGGTATTACTCGATAAAGGTTTACTTGATAATTTGAGTGTTTACGAAACCAAGCGAGTACTTAGTGCTGTTAGGAATGGTGTTGGCAAGGAAGACATCAGCGGACATGTACAGAAGCTCATGGATATTATGGTGGATAACCAATTACATAGTGGTGCAAATATGCTGGGTAAACTTTTCACAATGCGTGGTACAAGATTAAATGATAGAGGGATTGAGGTGCAGGGTAACCTTGACCCACAAGGTCAGATTCTTGTTAAGACAGCACGTAAGTATACATCATTCCCTAAAGAGGAAATAGATAACACTCTTATTCCTGACCTTATGAGCCGTATGGGAAGTGACGACCAAACAATTGCAGATAATGCAGCCATAGAGTATGCAGGTGCTCAGATAGCAAGACGCTATGTAGAAGAAATCACCGAGAGCAAAGCAGAGGAGAAAGCATTACGTGAGAGTATCAAGACTGCCAAAGAAGATAAGGATGCAGGCAAGCTTGATACAGAAGCCTATAAGCAATATGTTAATGCAACCGAAGAAGCTATTCGTCAAAATAAAATAGACCGTGCAGAAGCCTATTCTTCAATAGCAGCGGAGTTTGGAGGCATGCTTGGTGAAAGTGCTAAGCGTGCAAAAGAGTGGCGTGAGGCAGAGCAAAAGCGTATCAATGATATTCATCATAACTGCAATAGCGATATGGAAGGTCGTATCACTGATGAACATCATAAAGATAACAAGGTTCAAAAGCTGATGAACAATAGTGCTATTCGTTTCCTCCTTGCCCCACTTGGTACTTTTGACCAAATGCTTAGGATGTTTGGTAAGAAGAATGTCAATGGTGAGGGCTACTTGTGGAATAGATTCATGCGTAGCTGGGTAGACGCAACAGAAAACGAGTATACAGGTTATCGTGACGATTTGAAAGAACTCGATGCAAAGGTCAGTGAAGTCTATGGAAAGAAAATGAAGTGGGCAGATCTGTTTACTTTAGAGCGTAAGATGGGAAAAGTCCCTGTTGAATTCTGGGATGGCGGAGAACGTAAGCAGCACGAACTGACACAAGGGAACTTGTTGTATATCTATATGGTTGACAAGATGAGTGATGGTAGGATGAAGTTGCGTTATATGGGTATAACAGAACAAAATGTACAACATATAACAGAAATACTTGACCCTAAATTCAAAGAACTTGCCGACTGGTTACAGGAGGAATATCTTGTTAATAAGAGAAATAAATACAACGAAGTTCACAAGCGAATGTTCGGTGCACCTATGGCAGCAATAGACAATTATTTCCCATTGAAGATACTGAAGAATGCTCTTGATAAAGAAGAAGATGTTGCAGAGGATGATAATGCTGGTATAGTTTTACCAGGCACTACAACCAATGGTATCATCAAACGAACACGTAATAACAAACCATTAGATGTCACAGGTGCTGACGCTTTCAATGTAATAGCTGACCATCTACAGGAAATGGAGCATTGGGCAGCCTTTGCAGAACTAACACGTGATATCAATACGATGTTAAGTTACAAGCGTTTCCGAAATCAAGTGATGAACATGTCAAGTGCATACGGAGCTGGTGCTGCATTATGGAAGAACTTTCGTAGTGTCTGTAAGATGGCTGTAGGTGCGTATCGTCCACCAATAGCAGAACTTGATAAGACAGCTGTCAACGTAGCTAAGGGTGTTACGGCTGCAAAGGTAAGTTTTCGTGTCTTCACGGCATTGAAGCAGTTCCTGTCTTTCCCAGCCTATCTCCCAGATGCGAGTTTAGCTCATCTGGCGAAAGATGTAGTAAACCCAGTTAATGCATGGAATTGGTCGATGAAGAATCTTCCTATATTCGAAAAGCGTTGGCAGAGTCGTATGGCAGGTGACCCTCGTCTGATGAAGAGTGATATGGACTGGAAGGCATGGCGCAGTCGTATAGTAGAAATTGCTTCGATGATAGGTATGTCTCCTAATGCTTTTGTTGATGCACTCACTGTTGCAATGGGTGCGCATGCTATGTACCAATCACGTTATGCTAAGTATAAGCGTTGGGGATTTGACGAAGTAACTGCTGATAAGCGTGCAAAGCAAGATGCAACAATTCTTTATAACTCTACACAGCAATCAAGCGAGGGAGCATTCCTAAGCCCAATGCAGGTAGACCGCTCATGGTTAAGTGTCTTGTTCACGGTGTTTAGAAACTCGTCAATGTCCTACACTCGTCAACAGTATGACGCATTCCGAAATGAGGTAAAACTGTTCACACCAGGTTATCGTCAGCGAGCAGAAGAATTTATGATTAAGCAATTGCAACGTGAGGGGCTGACAGAAGAACAGGCTAAAAAGGCTGCACATGGAGAACTTCGTAAGGGTCCACTTCATAACCTTGCACGAATAGCCGTATTTGGTTTCTTGTTACAATTTGCATGGAACTTAGGAGCTTATCTTCCTTATCTTATTCTTGGTGACGATGATGATGAGAAGAAAAAGATGACAGATGATGCCTTAACGCATGCCTTGTTTGGTAGCCTTGAGGGTTTAACGAGTGGTGATGTTCTTAGTCAAGCTGGTAATATGGCACTTCAAGGTGAAGGGAATTGGGCTACAGTTACGAAAGATATGCCACTGGTTAGTGATTTGAGCGATATTTTAAAGACATTCCCAAAGGATAATGTGGAAGCTTTGAACGATTGTGTAAATCTCCTTACTCAGTCTGCTGTCGGTGTAAACCCACAAAGTATCACAGATGCTATGGTAGCTATCATGGATTATTGTGGTGATGATGCGCAGACCTCAAGGGAATGTGCATTACTGATGGCTCGTATTCTTAACTGTCCGCAAAGTCAATTGGATAAGATTTACTTTGACGAGTTAAGTGCGAGTGGTGTTGAAGCAAGTAAGATGACACCAAGTCAAATTGCAGAACGCTTTGCACGGTACAAGCGACACCGCAGTGCACCACTCACTGGGTGGATGTATAGCGATGCAGCCATAGCAGATAAAGACGGTAAACGAAAAGAGACCGTGTATAAGAAAGCGAGAGAAAACTTTAAGGCAGCTGCGAGCAAGTCTAATAAGGAAGAGTTAGAACAGTGGAAAGTAGAATACAAAGAGACTGCTGCAAAACTAAGTGCTATAAAGGAACTCAGAGAGCAAGACGAGGATGAAGCCGACGAACAGATGGATGCGTTAGAGAATACTCCTGAATACGACCGCTACTTGATAATGAAAGACTATAACAGTGATATGAATGATATTACAAAAGCTTGGTTAAACTCAAAGTCTCCAACAGAAAGAGAGCAGCTTACCAAGGCAATGTTTAAGGTACAACAGGAAATGGTCAATGAACTCAAGACCTCTAAGTAGCAATAGATAAACAATGAGGGATGATGTGAAGAATTATCTTTGCATCATCCCAACATCTAATTAAATGGCAAAGAAAAGATTACATCGGGCAAGTAAGGTAATGCCAATATCTGAAACAGACACTGTACTCCGTTCCAATATATTGGATGGACATACTCGTGCTTATAATATTCTGTATGAAGCACAACAGTATTGGAGTGCTATGGATACATTCCGCAGAGACCGTGAGCGCAACAAAAAGTATACATACGGCAAACAGTGGGACGACTATGTATGCGTAGATGGTGTGCGCATGAGCGAGGAAGAATATATTAAGAAACAAGGTAACGTACCTCTTAAAAACAACCTCATCAAGCGTATGGTGAATGCTGTGCTTGGCGTATATCGTAGTCAGGCAAGCGAGCCGACTTGTACAGCCAGAGACCGTGACGAACAGAAATACGGAGAAACTATGTCAACGGTATTACAATGCAATATGCAACTAAACCGTATGACAGAGATAAATGCTCGCTGTATGGAGGAGTTTCTTATCTCAGGCTTTGTTGTGCAGCGCAAATGGTATGGCTGGCGTGAAAACAAACTCGATTGTTGGACGGACTATGTACAGCCTAACAACTTCTTTATAGATAACAACATGCGTGATTTCCGAGGTTGGGATGTTAGTTGTTTAGGTGAGATACACGATATTAGTTTTGAGCAATTGTGTGAACGCTTTGCCAAAAATTCTGCGGATGTTGCACAGTTAGGAAAGATATACGAATCTGCACGAGACAAAGGTGCGCTCGGTATGGCGTATGAAAGTTTTGGTTACCCATTGAACAGTTACTATGATTTCCTTGTACCGAACGATGCAACACGATGTAGGGTAATAGAAATATGGAGAAAGGAAAGCAAACCTCGTTATCGTTGTCACGATGTGAACAACGGTGATGTATTCAAGATTGACATTGAAGACTTCGAGGAGTTTGTAGGCAGTGTAAATCGTGAGCGTATAGAACAGGCACATCAACTTGGAATGGCTGATGAAGATGTGCCACTCATCAAATACGAATGGTTTATGGATAACTATTGGTATTATTATTTCCTCTCCCCATTTGGAGATATCCTTGATGAGGGGGAATCCCCCTACGAACATAAGAGCCATCCCTATGCCTTTAAGGCATACCCATTCATCGACGGAGAGATACACTCGTTTGTTAGCAATGTAATAGACCAGCAGCGTTATACTAACCGCCTTATCACTATGTACGACTGGATAATGCGAGCCAGCGCAAAGGGTGTACTACTATTCCCAGAAGAGTGTTTGCCTAAGGGTATGAGCATGGAGAATGTTGCAAATGAGTGGGCACGCTTCGATGGTGTCATCATGATTAAGCAACCTAAAACTGGTACGGCACTACCTCAGCAGATTGCAAACAACTGTACACAGATTGGTATTTCCGAACTCTTGAATATGCAGTTGAAATTCTTTGAGGATATATCAGGTGTAAATGGTGCTTTACAAGGAAAGCCTGGTTATTCAGGTATGTCAGCAAGTCTGTATAATCAACAGACACAAAACGCGACTACATCACTTCTTGATTTGCTTGATACATTCTCATCATTTGTAAGAGATGGAGCAAGTAAAGACGTTAAGAATATCCAACAGTTCTATGACACTCCAAGAGTATTTAACATTGCTGGTAGGAATGCGACTATTGTAGAATACGACCCAAAGAAAATACGTGATGTAGAGTTTGACCTTTCTATTGTAGAGAGTACCGCTACACCAGCTTATCGTGCTATGTCTAATGATTTGCTTATGCAGATGTGGTCAGCAGGTGCTATAAGTGTGCAGCAATTGCTTGAAAATGGAGATTTCCCATTTGCAGACCAGCTATTGCAGAGTATCAAGGCACAACAGGAGCAGATAGAAAACGGACAAACTCCAGATGGATTATCGCCACAACTTGCAGAACAAGTACAGCAAGAAGCTAACATGGAGGCAGTACAGCAAGGACAACAGATGTTGCAAAGGTAGTATGTCAGATAAGGAACATGTAAATAAAATCATCAAAGAAAACGACCGACGAAACGAAGCAATCTATGCTAAGTTCAACCCTGTAACGGGTGAGGGTTCTATCGGAGAACGTACAAGAGTATGTCTCTCCGATTTCGTTATGCCAGTTCAATGGCTTCCAAACACGATGATGAATATACCTTTCGTGAAGAAACTCATTCATTATGGTTCTATTGACAAGTTCCTTACAAACGTTCTACATGTATTCCCCAACGATACAGACCGCCAAAAGGTTTCTAAGAAACTTATCCGATTACGTTATAAGCACGACTTTGCTTTCTGGGCAGCCACACTTATATACATCAAACCTAAAGGAGGTGGTGATGATGTTCTTTTTAGGCTGACACGCCCTCAAAGAAAACTTTTAGAGAAGTTTGAGAGCAAGAGAACAGCAGATATGCCTATCCGTCTTATACTTTTAAAGGCTCGACAGTGGGGCGGTTCAACAACAACACAGATGTATTTTGCATGGTTGCAGTTCATACATAAGGTTGGCTTGAATTCTCTTATCATTGCTCACCAAGGCTCAACATCAGATGATATTATGGATATGTTCAATAAAATGATAAAGGAATACCCTGTTGAACTGCTCCATAACATGGGTGAAGCATATTCTGACAATGAGGCAAAGATAGTAGGTGTCGGCAAGAGTGGTTCTATCCACCGAGTACCACAGCGTAACTGCAAAATCAAGATTGGTACGGCAGAGCGACCAGATGGTTGCCGTGGTGGTGATTACAATCTCGTGCATCTTTCGGAGGTAGGTATATGGAAAGCCACAGAGGGTAAGACGCCAGAAGATATTGTGCGTTCAGCCTGTTCTGGTATCTTGTATAAACCTTATACTATGATTGTGATGGAGAGCACTGCAAATGGTACAGGAAACTTTTTCCATCGTGAATATGAAGCAGCATCAGACCCACATATCCCCTCACAATTTGATGCGTTGTTTATAGCATGGTTTGATATAGAACAGTACTCCTTACCTTTTAATTCTCATATAGAACTTAAAGCCTTTGCTGAAAACCTCTATCTCAACAGAGAAAACGCCAATGTGATGTCTCCTCGTGAAGAAAGTGGTAAATACTTATGGTGGTTATGGAATAAAGGTGCAACTCTTGAAGCTATACACTGGTATATAGAAGAACGCACTGGCAAGAACGACCACGGTGTTATGGCAAGTGAATATCCATCAGATGATATAGAGGCGTTCGTACACTCTGGTTCTATGGTTTTCGACAGGTATCAAGTGGAGGAGTTCAAGCCAGCATGTCGTCCTCCTCGTTTTATAGGCGATGTCTATGGGAAACAGTCTGAGGGTGAAGAAGCACTTACAGGACTTCGTTTCCATGAAGATACGCAAGGCTTATTGTGGGTGTGGGCATTGCCAGAAGAAGATGAAGAGGTAGAAGTAACAGACCGTTATCTTACTGTTGTCGATGTCGGAGGTAGAACAGAAAAAGCCGACTGGTCGGATATAGTTGTTTTTGACCGTATCAATCTTATGGATGGTGGTCGACCTGCGGTAGTGGCAGAATGGTACGGACATTGTGATATGGATATATTAGCATGGAAGTCAGCACAGATTGCAGGTTTCTATAACAACTCCTTGTTAGTTATAGAAAGTAACACTATGGACAGTAGAGACAAAGAACGTCATGTTGAGGGTGGAGACCAATCGCTATACATTCTTAATCAGATAGGAAGTGTATATCCTAATATGTATGCACGCAGACAGAGCGAGGACGAGATACGGCAGGGACTCCCCAAGAAGTATGGCTTTAACACCAATCCTGCTACAAAGCCAATGATTATATCAACTCTTATCAAGTGTGTTCGTGAACGCTTATACACCGAGCGAGATATGCGTGCACTTGATGAATTGCTTGTGTATGAGAAGAAACAGAATGGCTCATACGGTGCTATATCTGGTAGACATGACGATAAGGTTATGACGAGAGCTATAGGTATGCATATCTGTTTTTATGAAATGGATATGCCAACGATAGTTGAGAGGAAAGAACGAGGGTTACATTATCATCGTGGTCCAATGACTGCTGCCACAATTTAGAGTTCCTCTTTATCGACTTGTGAATAATTCTTATACCTATTGAACTGCTTTTCATACCAACCATTTTTAATTCGGTAGATTAATTCTCCTACAGTACGAGGTGTCATGTAAAACTTAGGTGCAGGTTGGTTTACTACCATAATAGCGAGTGCATAGATAGATTTTTCAGGATATTGTCCACGTGCAATAAGAAAACGACGAAAAATCTCATCAAACATTTCACGTTTATTTTTTCGCATATTGGGAATTACTTTGCCAGCTAACAAAGTGGAAATCACAATAGCCGCACGTTCCTCACTCACCCAAAATCGTGAGCATGGCGAGTTTGCTACTTGCTCAAAGATTTTAGGCATAACGATGTAACCAGCTTTAGATAGTTCCTCTTGATAGACCCGCATAAGTTCTTGGTTACGTTCTTGGGTAAAGTCGAGTATGCTTCCGTAATATTTCACCAGTCTTAGTCAATTTGCTTGTAAAGATACTAAAAATATCTCACAATAGATAAAAGAGAAAGGAATAATTACCACATTATATTTGCAGGTAAATAAATCAGTAACTCTACGAGTATCAACGACATGGCTACAACTGAAAATAAAGAAATCAGCAAAAGAGACCGACAACTCGGTCGATTACGTGAGAAGTACCCCGACAAGAAATTCGAGGATGACGAAGAAATATACGGTCAGATAGGTGAAGACTATGACAACTACGAAAAACAACTCGGCGGCTACAGAGAGCGTGAAAAAGCACTTTCTGACATGTTTGCTTCCGACCCTCGCAGTGCAGAGTTTCTTACCGAGATGAGCAAAGGTGGCAATCCTGTGCTTAGTCTGTTGAAGAATTTCGGTCCTGACATTAAGGAAACACTTGATGACCCTGATAAGATGCAGGAACTTGCGGACGCATGGGCAGAGGAACAACAGCGTATTGCTAAGAGCAAGCAGCTTGATGATGAGTATGCCGAGAACTTACCGAAATCTCTTGATGCACTCAAGCAGTTCCAAGAGGAGCGTGGCCTTACTGATGAGCAGGCAGATGAAATTATCTTCCACCTTATCAATATTGTGCGTGATGGTGTGATGGGTAAATTCTCACCAGAGATGTTTGACCTCATGACAAAAGCAATTAACCATGACGAAGATGTTGCAGATGCACAAGAAGAAGGTGAGGTTGCAGGACGCAATCAAAAGGTCACCGAAAAATTACGCAAGAATAAGAACGGTGATGGACTTGCACCTTTGAATGGTAAGAACAACCAGCAGGGAAGTGGCAAGCAAGATATGGATATCTTCGACATCGCAAATATGGCATGATAGAACAAGTGGTAAAAATAGTCAGCAATTCCCAAATAGAACGAACTAAAGGGAGTGCAGGATACAAGACCCAAGTATATGGGGCAGCAGCGACGGTAAGCAATTTAGCCAATGCTACAGGTGGTATCAAAGCAGAAAACCTCGTCAAGCCCAGCATGTAAAAAAATAGATTATTCATTTTAAATCTTTATTCAAATGGCAACAGAACAAACAGTACAACAGCATGCAGGTGGCTATCAGCAGCCTACAGCAGGTACAGCAGGAGCCCAGACACAGGTTAGTGGACAGGCTACAACTGTCAGTGCAACTGCTGGTGCTACAGGTGGCGTTGGCGCAGGTAACCTTATTACACCTGACATTGACCAGAAGCTGTACAAGTTTAAGAGTGACGACACTCCTATGATGCAGATTATGCTGCATTCTAAGCGAGTGAATGTTAAGAGTCCTGTCGTTCGACACTACATCATCGACGAACCCAAAAGTTTCGTAACAACCAAAGATGCTGTAGCGAAGAGCACGGACAATCAGTTCATTCTTCCTCTACTCAGTCAAGACCAGAAACTGCCTCGACCTTATACCACACTCCTTGTTAAGGGTGTTGATGGTTACGATGCAACGGGTCAGAAAGCTACTCCAGGTAAAGACCTGATGATTTTTATTTTAGGCAAGGACACAACTACTGGTAATCCTGTAGCCATTGCAGTCAACGGTCCTCGTGCCGTATCAGGTGATGAGAGTTGTACAACTCCGGCTATTCCTGCAGGTTCTGTATGTGTGCTTATGGCTAATGCGTGTTATGAGACACAGAAAGAAGTAGAACCAGACCTTGTAGTGCCACAGCCTATTGACTTGCACCTGCAGAAACGTATCATGAACAGCGTTGTTTCAGACTACTTTGATGCACAAGACAAGCAGATTCCATTCGACCATGCAATCATTGCAGAGGCACAGATTACCAATTTCAAGGTAAAAGGCAACCGCACCCTGTATGCAGGTCGAAAAGGTAAGATTTCTGTTGACACCAAGCTGGGTCCACAGGATGTTTACTTCACAGAGGGTGTACGCTATCAGGTGAAGAAAGAGATTAAGGACGATGGCAAATGGAATTTCAAGAAATTCATTGCTCTTGCCAAACTCATCTTTACAGGCGAAGATGTCCCTAACACTATCCTCGGATTGTGTGGTAAGAACTTCTTAGAGAAGATTCAGACTATTGACTTCTCTGAACATCCAGAGGTACGCTTCGAGGTGAAGATGAATGACCTTGGTTGGGAGGTAACACGCATCCATACTATCTTCGGAAATTTGGAGTTCAAGCATGACCCAACACTTGACCGTCTTCGTTGGAGCAATTCATGTTTCATGATTGCTTACGACCGTTGTGTACACTATGTATATAGTGCAGAGCATACAGACAAAGACCGTGTTGAGGGCGAAGAGGCAACACGCAATGCTACTATTGTGTGGGATGGTCTCGGCTTGAAGGGCACATGTCACGTCTGGATTGACGGTGAGGGAACTGATGACAGTTACGGAACCGACGTTCTACACATGCACTTGTGGAATAGCGACAAGGCACCAGCCTCTCCTAAGGAGAATTGCGTTTACTACCTCATGGTAGATTGTCCTGCTATCAACAGTCAGGCTGTAAGTGGTACAGTATGGTTGTATAAGAACTCTGCATGGGAACCTTATACAGGTGAACTACCATTAGGTAACTAAATTTCAAACACCAATAAAAAACTATAGGCGGATAGGTTTATAACCGTCCGCCTATTTTATTTAACACACAATGAAGAAAAGAAAAATTATCTACGGTGTGGCTGGTATGCTTGACTACCAAGCCCTTATCAAGGTTGGCAGCGCAAAGATGAAAATATCTTTCACTAATGGCTCTTCAAATGAAGCTGGTCGTACTCCTGCAACCTTCTCAACGGATAATCCAATTATCCAGTTGGCAATAGAGAATAGTAAAGAGTTCAAGTCTGGGCTTATCACTAAGATTCATGTGGTGAATACTGATGAGGACGTGTATATTGAAAGCGAGCATGTTGCTCTGCAGGAGGATGAAGCTGTAAACATTTCCAGTGAAACTGGTAACAACGAAGAACTGACAGGGGAAAAGCAAGGTACAGATACCCCAGAGAAAAAAGAGCAGGAACAATCAGCAGATGAAACTCCTGTAACACAGCCAGAGGAAGAAACCGTTAACACGTCAACCCGTAAAGAGTTTACATGTAATGACGACGCAAAGGACTTTCTCGAGGCAGAGTTCGGGGTGAAGCGTAGTACATTGCGAACTCGTGCAGACATCACTGCTTGTGGTAAGAGCAATGGCATTGACGTAGTGTTCACTGATTAATCAGCTTTGAAATATGGTGTACGAAGTTAAGGACATCCTGCGTGATGTACGTATAGCCATAGATGAGAACAAAACCAACGAGCAACTTATAACAGATGAAGACATTGACACTTTGATGCTTGATGACATCATCTATAGTAAGGTCGTGGAGGGGGTGCGTCGGACAATTACCAACGCACCTATCCACTTGCTTGATGGTGGCGTTCCGTTTGGCGATGCTGTTTATTGGCGCAACCAGCATTCGGGTTGGGTGATGCTTCCTGATGACTTTATGCGCCTTATGGTATTTAAGATGAGTGACTGGGAACGTCCAGTATATGAACCTATTACCGCAGGCGACCCTCGGTATCAGTTACAATTCTCACGATACAAAGGCTTACGAGGAAATCCACAAAAGCCAGTAGTTGCAATTGTGAGCCGTACTGAGGGACGTGTGTTGGAATTGTATTCATGCAATGACGATACTGCAACTGTAGAACAAGCTTTGTATTATCCTCTACCATCTATTGATGATAACGAGGGAATAATGATACCAGAGCGTTGCTATCAATCCGCTATCTATGAGATGGCAGCCCTTGTGCTTGCTACAATTGGGCAAAGAGAACAATCACAAGTAATGACCGATTTAAGTAAACAACTGTTAGTATGAGTTCTATTAAGACAACCGAAATAGAGGGTGATGTTAGTATTGGACGTCACGTAGGTGTAGGTGGTAATGCCCATGTACAAGGCAACGCTGTAGTAAAGAAGAATCTAATTGTAGAGGGTTGGCTTGAGGCTAAGAATGTCAAGTCAGCCAATAAGGGTCTTTTTACCACAGTCGAAAAACTTCGTGAGGCATACCCACGTCCGCATGATGGGTGGTGGGCAATCGTAGGGCGCAGTTTGCCTGCACCTATCTATGTGGCAGATGGAGGTGCATGGGTAGCAACAGGAGAGAATGGCGGAAACCCTACAGTGGATAGTGAGCAATACAATGGTAACATATCTGAATTGCAGGGTGACCTTAACACTACAAAGACAGATGTTAAGGGTATCAAAGAAGATGTAAAGGCACTCAAAACACAAGTAACGACACAAGGTGACAGTGTGAACCAAACTCGCACAGCTGTGGAGACAGCACAGCAGACAGCCGAAAATGCAAAGAAGGCGGCATCTGATGTGAATACTGAATTAACCACTATAAAAGACTCGAAAGGCAAGGCAAATGGTATTGCACCTTTAGACGAAGAAGGCAAAGTACCATCTGCCCATTTGCCGAGTTACGTCGATGATGTTATAGAGTTTGATAGTTGTTTGGATAGCTTGACAGCACAGCAGCAAGCTACAGATAAGTCATCAAAAGATGAACATACTAAGGTTATCTACAACAGAGCTAAGAATAAGTTTGTATTAGCAGTAGTATCAGACGAAGATAGTACAACTACATATTACGCTGATTGGTCTGATGCGGACAATTACGGTACTGCGTCTAAAGATGGTCGCACCCCTGCAAGTGGTAAAGTATATATTGATTCTTCTGACAATATTACTTATAGGTGGAGCGGAACGAAATTAGCCCCTATTGGGTCCGACCTCGCATTGGGCTACACAACTGGGACGGCTTTCCCTGGTAATGAAGGTGCAGAACTAAAACAGAATCTTGCCAATTCGCAAAGAGATATTGAAGCATTACAGAACGATGGAAAGGCAACCGTTGCTCGTAGCGTTGTGAATGTCAACAAGCTATTAGGTATGGAGAACAGAGATATGACATTCTCTGTTGCTTTGGAAAAGATTAGCGAGTATAAGGACAAAGAAAAGATAATGATTCCTGGTATTGTCCTCACATTCAACACGCCTAATAATGGTTGGGTTTCTAAGCAGTGGGTCAATACAGAGAGTTGGAACAAAGAGGGTAACTGGAAAGATTTTGGTGCAAACGGAACTAACATCGGTAATACGCTTAATGTTAACTCTCTTTGTCCTGATGTTGAATATACATTGAGTACGGCTATTAAGGCAGTCCAAGATTTGGAGCAAGCAAGTGGTTTTACTTATTTCAGGAGTGGAGCGGTACTTACTTTCAAGACAGCTGAGAAAGATAGCAATGGAGCACATGTATGGGCAGCTTTCCAATTTACTCGTGAAGTACCAGACATCAATCCAGCAGACTTGAAGCCATGGGTTGCCTTTGGAGGTGGAGGCACAGCAAAGGTTGAGTTAACAGGCACGCCAAGGAACAATGAAGAGAAAGCCTTTTCAAGTGCAGGTGCATACAAACATATCCCAACCAATCTAAAGGTTAACACAGAAACCGAGGGCGTTGTAAAACTACAGATGACGAATGAAGCAGGAGAAAGTATAGGTGACGAACAACAGTTTGTTGTCGGTACTGGTTCATCTGTGGGTGGCACAACCATAGCTATTGCATTCAAGGAGAACCCATTGTATGGTAAAGCTGGTGGATTATTCAATGTTCATGCTTCTATCTTGAGTGTTACAAAGGCAGGAAACCAAGAAACAAGCAACAGTATTACAAACGTTCAGTTTGTAGACCGTACCACAAAGAAAATCGTTGCTACATTCGACACAAAGAAACCATCCTCTTCAACTTTGGAAGACTATAGCTTTGTCTTTGACTTGAGTTCACTCTATGTAAATGCAGGACAAGGCAGCTTGCAGATGGTAGTTGTAGACGATAGTGGGAACACTGCAAGCAAGAACCTTTCTGTAGTAGCCGTAGATGTAACTTGCGTGAGTGTGCAGACCCTACACTACACCAAAGACACAAGTCTTGAAGTGGGAGGAAACGCAAAGAATATCTTGATGTATTCTTTCCCAAAGAATAGTAGCGATAAAGGTATCCGTACGACAATCGAATTATTCAGAGACGGCACATGGCAGCCATTAGAAACTACTGTTATTACAGATACGTATTCACATTCTGTAAGAATAGACCCAACAGGATTAGCGCATGGTGCTTATCCTATCCGCATACAAGGTCAAGATGTTGCGTCTGGTGTGAAAGGTAATATCTTACATACTGCCGTTATGGTCATTCAGCAGGATAGTAGTCTTGATGACTACGACAAGCCTATTGTTGTAGCACGTTGGAGTGATGACAGCGAAGGGAAGAAGAAACTGTATGCCACAGTCATTTTTGATGTGGCAGTTTACCAGCGTAGCACATCACGCCCAGAAGCTGTTGTTTCACTTACCAATGAGACAACAAACAAGACTGAGACAATCACACGACAGGTGATGGCACGTGATACTACACAGGTGATAAACAGACGTCTTATCGGTTACCACGATGGAGATAACCTGCTCTTTGGCGTTAATAGCGGTGATGCTACATTAAAAGAATCGTATAAGGTTACTATTAGTGGAACGTTACTTCCTATCAGTGAAACCGAAGGTGCTGTACTTAAATTCAGTATGGCAGAGCGTAGTAATGCTGACAGTGATAAAACGATAAAGACTATTACGTCAGATGGGCAGCCTGTAAGTATTAATGTAAATGGTGCAAACTACACAACTAACGGCTTTGTAAAAGATAGCTTTGGCACAAACGATTATGGTACAGCTGGTGACAAAGGGCGTATGGCGTTACGTATTGCAGAAGATGTGACAGCAGAGTGTACTTATCAACCTTTTGCTTCGAACGCTATCGAGACGAACGGTTTGGCATTCTCATTCACCGTCATGACTAAGAATGTTGCAGACCGCAACGCACACCTTATTAAATGCATGGGTGAGAAGTTGGGCTTTGTTCTGACAGGTGAAGAGCTCATTGTTGCTACTAACGGTTCTCTTACAGATGCCGCAACGACAGCACTTGTGCCATACGTCAATGATAAACCGACACGCTTCGACATCGTGTTTGAACCATCTACGATTGCACCATACGGAGGCATTGGTGTTATTAAGGTATTCTTAAATGGTGATGAGGCTGGTGCTGTAGCATATAAAGCTGGTGAGTTAGCGAATCATAACTCAACTATCCATTTCGATGGACACAAAGCAGATGTGTATCTCTACGAGTTAACAGCATGGAATACTTACTACAACTATATTCAAGCATGCTATAACTATCTTGTTGGCTTGACAGATACCACAGCGATGATTGGAGAGTATGAGCAAAACAACGTTATGGCAAGTATTACCGCAGAGGGAACGACCAAAGACCGTCCAACAATGCAGAAGTGTCTTGACGCAGGTCTGATGGTATGTGCTATCTGTAAGAATCCAGATGCAGAAGACATTGCTGCAAACTATCCTGACTATCTTGAAACGAAAGATGGAGACAAGAAAACAAAACAGATAGTAGACTGGTATTGTTACTTCCCAGACCGCCCTTGGCAGAACTGCAAGATAATCGGTATCACGCAGACCAATCAAGGAACAACCTCTTCATGGCGACCTATCAAGAATAAGAAAGGTAAGATGAAGAAAGCCATTGTCACCTTATTGCATACACGTGAAGAGATTCAGACTATGTTCCCTGGCAATGCTGACGCACTTACCAAGTATGATAAGTGTGTGAAGATGGCTGCCAAGAACCGCATACAAGTTGTAGATGGTGGAAACTTCACTAATATCATCTGTATTAAGGTGGACTACTCTGATAGCTGCGGTGCACACAATGGTGCTATGATGGAGTTGATGAACGAGACTCAAATAGCACTGGGTGAAAAGTATATGACACCAGCGCAGGTGTACAATGAGGGTGAGTACGAGATACACACCAGCATTGATAGCGTTCCATGCGCTTTGTTCCGTACCGATAGCCGAATGAACCACAGCGATGCCGAGAACCCTACCAAGGCATATTTCCATGCTAAGGCTAACTTCAATGCAGACAAGGGTGATGCTGACTTCTTTGGCTTCAAGGGGGTTAACGGATATAGTAAGAAGTGCCTCAACTATGGTGACTTTACAGAACTCGTAGCAGCACAGAGTCAAACACTAACAGCTTTCAAGTCGCAAGTATTAGCAGACACTACCCAATTAATTGCGGGAAATATCTATGTCCTTAGTGAGTATTGTGGCAATGAGCATATTGTGATTGAGAATGACGGTAAGGGTGCTATGCGAGAGGTACAGGCTGTAGAAAAGCCTGTTGCTGTTGACAAAACGCTTGCAGAAGTTCTTGCAGATGATGTTAAGAACTACACTTGGCAGAATGTCTACAAGACCAGTGATGACCACTATGTACAGTATCAAGGTGGAAACTGGATAGACACTACTGGCAGTATGACCTTTAACAAGGCTACTAAGAAGTGGAGTGTTACGGGACGAGTTGTAAATCCAACAGAATGCTACGAACACTTAAAATATGATAGTCTTTGTTGGGGTCAGGGCGTGAATAGTCTTGATGACATGATGCGTATTGACCCTGCAACAGGAGCACCAATCTGGATGAGTTATTATGAAACTCGATATCCTGATGATGACAATCTTGAAGAGCTTTACAAAGCAGGCAAGAAAGTTCCTTATAACCTTTATAGGTGGCTTGTGTTCTCACAGCAATGTAACCAACATCAGACAGAAGCGAATGGGAACATTACACTTGGTGGTGTATCAGTATTAGGAACAAAGGCAAATCGCCTAAAGAAATGGCAGCAAGAAGTGCATAAGTACGCCAATCCACATTCTTTGTGTTGTTATACAATTGCGTCCGATTACAAAGCAGCAGTAGACCAACGTAGTAAGAATATGATGACTGCCTTCTATTTGGAACCAGATGGAACGATACGAGCCTACTTTAATCATTGGTACGATGGCGACTGTGTAGACCGTAGTGATAATGATTGCGGTCTTACAATTCCTTGGGATATGGATGCTGTTACTTCACATCTATACCAAGGTTGGGATAGTGTAATGTTCGTGCAGACGTATGCAGCACCAAACTTATGGGTAGACGATAGTGGCACAACGACTATCACACTACATGAAGTGGCAGCTGCTATGCGTAAGACAGAACGCAATAGTAGAAAGGTATTCAGTGCTGATGGATGCTATTATTATTGGATTACAAAGCGTCTGTCACGTTGGGCAAAGGTTATCAGTTCTTTCGACGGTGAACGTAAGTATATTCAGAACTCTACAGCAGCAGCCAACTATTTCTATGCACTTCACGGTTTGCGTTTAGAGGACTTACCAGACTACCAGCGTAAACGCTTTAAGCTGCGTGATGGCTATTATCAGGTGGGCGACCTATATACAGCACCATTCAAAGCACGTATGATGGGAGAAATCTCCATTAAGATAACAGCAGCACAAGATGGTTTCTTTGGTTTAGGAGAAGACCGTGCGGACACTGTTACCGATAGTTGTTACCTTAGAGCAGGTGAGAGTTACACATTAAGAGCCAATGCAGCGCAGGAGAGTGGCAAGATGGTATATGTGTTTGGCGCTGACAAATTAGCAGTACTTGATATTTCAGCGTGTACTCCAAAGCAAGAGGGCTTCGACATCAGCACTTGCACACTATTGGAAGAATTGATAGTTGGTGGAGAAAGCTATACACCTGCCTACACAACAGGTGTTCTGACTTCTCTTAATCTTCCTGCAATGCCATTCTTAAAGAAGATTGACATACAACACACTAAGGTGCTTAGTGTGCGAGCAGAAAACTGCCCACGTTTAAAGACATTCCTTGCTAAGGGTAGTACGTTAAGAGCATTCACTCCTGCTGAGGCTTGTCCTTTGGAAGTAGCACAATTCCCTGCAAGCATGACAGACATTGTGTTTGTAGGTTTGACAAAAGCCACTTATCCTAATGGAGGTTTGACATACGAGGGTTTGAGTAATGTGAGCAGCGTGCGTATACGTAGATGTCCGAATATAGACCCAGTAAGAATATTGGAAGATACAGTTGCCGCTGGTGCTACTATTAGTTCCATTTCGATAAAGGATGTTGAGTGTTCAAAGAAAGATACCGTACTATCAGCAATGAAAGAAATGGGTACACGTGGTATTAACTCGGAGCACACTAATATCTGTGATGGTTTAAGTGGTACATGGGTACTCACGAAGTATATTGAAGATAGTAAGCTTGCAGCTTTGAAAGAGTATTATCCGAACTTGACAATACATCAGTCGCAATACTCACTGATAGTCTTTGATGATACTATTGATGATCCTGCTAATATTAGCAACCTTGACAATGAGACTGGTCAGATGTTCTCTAATGACTTTGTACCAAGTGCGCACGTAGCTAAGATTAGACAGCAACTTATACCAGTTAAGGGAAAACTTAACACAGAGAGGAATGTGTGGGAGGGCGTTAAGGTATCAGAAACGAATTATCACAACCTTGCTAATGGAGTTGAATTTGATTATACCGATAAGGCTGCCGACGGCTTTGACGTGATGATGCGTTGTCCTGCAATGTGGTATAAAGGTATCAATGACTTCAAGAACCAGAAGAAATATATTGCATGGAGTAGTCTCGCTACCGAGCCATTATCTACAGCTAAGCGTGTCACACGAAAGAAGCTGAAAGATATAATCCTAAAGGCTAATACTGGTGTAATGTCTGAAAAAATCAGATTAAACGAAAGTACGTTGGATAGTGCTGGTGTTCTTGCAGAGGTATCAAATGTAGACGTTTACAAAATTGATGTTGCAGGAATGAAGCAAGTTAGATGGCCAGGTATGAATAATGCAACTGTAGGCGCATGCTTCCTTAATGCAGCAGGCACTATCATATCAAAGTACAATCTTGCAATAGGCAATACCGCCTTTGACTTCATTGATGGAGACTATGTCTTTATAGATGTGCCGCAAGGTGCTAATGAGTTTGTATTCTCGTCAAGTAATGTAAACTCTGAATTAGAGGCTATTGCAGTAGACAGTACAGAGATAGAAGCCATTGAGCCTGATTGGGTACGCAATGAACCATGGCTATTGGGTGTTTATCAAGCATCAGTAGATAGTCTACTTAGACTACGTTCTGTATCTGGAGCAACAGTACAGAGAGGTAGTAATAATAACCGCACATCTTCTGAATGGCTATACGACGAGGAGGGTTATGCAACTAACACACCTGTACGCAAGATGGAGTTTACCTATAAAGACTTCCAAAATCTTGCACACCGCAGAGGTAATGGATATCAGATGATAGACTATGATATGTCTAAACTGATGGCTGTTCTCTGGTTCTCATTGTCAGGTACACGTGATTCACAGTTGGTTTGTGGTTACGGCAATGGCAGTAGTGATGTTACAGGCTATCGTGATGATATTGGTAACTCTGATAGTAGACGTGAAGATAGCAGAGGGACAAAGTGCTTAGGTCTTGAGAGTTTCTTTGGTGTCTATTACGAGTGGGAAGACAACGTTGCCGTAAACATACCGTCTTATCGTCAGTATATGAAAGACAAGACTGTAGAGGTTAACACTTATCCAACAGACGCTATATGGCATATCTACGACCCTGTCAGCAAGACAGAACGCCTTGTGCAAGGGACTAAAGATAGTGGTTACTGTATAGCACGTGTAAGACATGGACGCTATTGTGACATAATTGCTTCAAGGTCAAGCTCTGATAATAGCAGATGGGCATCCAACTATGCTGACGGGCAATGGTATAATCATGCAAGGAGCCGTGTTGTCGGGCGTTCGTTTTACAGTGCGAATGCGTATGGCGGTCTCGTCTTTGCGGATGCGAATTACGCATCATCGCAGTCGCGCTCGTACGTCGGTTCTCGGCTTGCCTTCCGTGGAAAAGTTGAGATAAACGAATAAAGCGTAAAAGCGCAAAGCGTCGGTGGGCGAAAATCCGCCACGCTTTGCTCTTCAATAAATCAAGGTAGAGGATTCCGAAAGCCGTGTTGTCGGGCGTTCGTTTTACAGTGCGAATGCGTATGGCGGTCTCGTCTTTGCGAATGCGAATAACGCATCATCGCAGTCGCACTCGAACGTCGGTTCTCGGCTTGCAAACAGAAAGATA